ATTTTGTAAGTAGCCACCAAGATCAGCCAGACTAGCTGCACCGATTGGTTTATGAACCAGCTTGCATGTACGTGTATCATCCCAACCGTTCATTTTGTACAACGTAGGAATAGCCTTACGGTTGAACTGTTCAGCAATGATTTCTAGATAGGCTTCTAGGGTCTGAATGAATGTGCCAATCTTATTATCTGACAATGCAAACGAACCACTAGATGATGACCCCATCAGGATAAAGTCTGACAACATACTCTGTGCAATACGATAATCGTAACGCTCAATCACTTTAGATGTATCAATAGAACGTGTACCACGGCTTGCAACTAGATCGAAGTTGAACAACTCTTTGTTGGATGTCTCGTCCGTATCACTTGGCAAGAACAAGCAAGCCTGTTCATTATTACGCACGTTAGTACCAATACGAATGAAATCTTGGAACACTTTGTAACGGTCTGGATCTTCTTGAGGATCAGCCATGAAATATTCCATCGGGATACGGAATACAGGCAGACCATTCATTTCACGCTCAATACCAACTGCTTCATAATACTCTAGCTTGGTTTTCTTGTCCCAAGCATAATAGGCATTCTTTAGAATAGAACGTCCGAGAGGATTGTTTCGTTCAGAGTCAGTGCGGAAATGTAGAAGTCGTGAATAAGGAATCTCGATCTCTGTTGTAGCTTTAGGAGTGAATCCTGCTAGGTTAGCTGGACACTGTTTGATTTGATCAAGATTACCTCGTTCATCAAACTTAAAGCCAGAGATTGTTTTCTGTGATCGGGAAGGAAAATCTTTCCAGATGAAATTCCCTTTATACACTTTGTAAGTGGGTTCGTGAAAAGAGAAACCGTACTCGATGAAGGATAGTATGTCAGCCACCACCTGATCCCATGACCGTGCCATTCGCATGAACAGTGCATCACGGATAATCTCGGCTGTAGCTTTATCTTCATCAGAAGCGTTGACACCACCAACTGGCTCAATATCCCATTCCACCTTACGAATGTATTGCTTGATCATCATAAGGGAGCCGGAAACAAGCGGATCAGATTTCATCTTGTCGAAGGTTGTTAGCGAATGAGGCCAGCGTAGTTCTGGTGCTAATTCATCATCGACAATATTCTTTGTGGTGTAACGTAGTCCGGTTCGTCCAATTTCACGAGGAATTGTGGCTCGTTTATCTGCCATTGTTTCCTCCGAAATAAGTTTGGGCGAATAAGCCGCCCCGTTCGATTGATTACATAGTAGAGATATGATATGTACGTGTCAATAGTTTGACACTATTTAGTTTAAAGTGTCAAGTTTTTGACGGGAATATATTGGTTAGAACATGTTGCTTGCAAACTCGTTCATTTTGGTTAGGGATGGGATTTTGAATTTAGCTGGCATGGTCTTACCCGTGATTAGTGCGTTATATGCGTCTGCTGTCGCATCCACTTGGTCTTTTTTACCGTGCCTACTTTCACCATCGAATATCTCAAGTTCGTGGAACCATGTGTCATTCCAATCACCTTGCACCACTCTGACAAGACCGTTCTCAACAGCATTCGAGAAGCCCATGAAACGCTCCAGCTTCCCTTTGCGTGTTAGAGCTTTCTTTACCTTGAATCCAGCAAGGACTAATGGCCTGCTCCAAGTCATAAACGCTACCTTACCTTGGGCCCCCGGATCTAAGGGCAACAGGACGGGGCAATTTAAGCCATCATTTTGAGCCGTTGCAATCATCTTCTCCTGAACCAAATGTGGCCCGTGCCTAAACCTAGTTACATGTTCAACATAGAAGTAGCCATCTTCACACAGGCTGATTTTAGCACCAGCAGTCCAGTCAGGGTTTGGATTTATTTCATTAGGTTCTGTAACTGCGATATCCCATGCACGGATTGTCTTTAATCGCTTAGGTACATTTAGCGGGGATACGACTTCAACCTTGTCTCGGTGAAAGAATCCAGCCCCTTCCATAGCCGCAAACCACGATCCTAAAAGTAGTCTCTCCCGTTCTACACGGGGTAGTGCTTCCAAGTTGGCAATGTAATCTGGGTTGTTCTTCAACAACGCTTGGTTGTCATAACAATTACCAGCAATGAAAGTATAACGCTTAGGTTTGATTGTATGACCAAACTTCTCAACCAACTCCTCTCTGGTTTCTGCAAAGTGTATCTGTCCGTCTAAGTTAAGCATCAGGAGTTCCATTCCTGACTTAGACCTGTCTGGAATACCTGTAACTGGATCAAGGAAAGGTTCAACCCATTTAAACAGCCAGTGATCTTTGCCCTCTGGGTTAAATGTGAGTCGCATATATGGTTTCACTTTCGACTTTGAACGCATACGAGAAATCATATACAGAACTTGTGTCTCTGAGAAGTGGGTAGCTTCGTCAACACATTATCCAATGTTTTCACACTGGTGTGGATCATATCATCATCCCATAAGGATGTCGGACGCTAATAACGTATTACATGGTAAGATCGTACCAAGCCGTTTGATCTCTGCACGTTCCTTCTACGCTTAGAAGGCTTCGCTCAGGATTGCCATCACCATTACGTGTTAAGGTTTCCCTGAATTCATCCGATTATTCGATATAGATTGCTCTACAAAGGGGCAAGACTTTACCCTACAAAAGTTAGCTGACTACCCTGCCAAGACTTCTTATCATCTTCACGTTCCATGTGCGAAAATTTAATCCTCGCACCGGAAGGGAAAATTGCTGTAAGTGTGACTTCTTTAAACTCACAACCAAATGGTCCCCAGAGGTCTTTAGCTTCTTCCCAAAGACCGCCGGGTTTTGTTATGTCTGAGGTTAGCCTACGGAAGATAACTCCACGAAAATGTGGATCATCAATGTGTCTGAGCACTTCTAGGAGTAGGATGAAACTCTTCCCAGAACCCGCACTTCCGCCGTAATATGCTAGATCACATTCCGTAGCACAATACATCTCCTGTGGCCCCTCTTGGGGGCGCAATACTGTCACGTTACTCATCTTTTACATCCTCGATCATCAACAAGACAAAACCTCTAGCAATGCTTTTGTAAACACCACGTTCAAGTTTTGCCATGTTTGTTGAGGGGACGTTGTATCGTTTCTCGAATGCAACCTTGTGACCAACAAAAGTTTCGCCAGTTTTTTCGTTTATAAGGTGCCATAGACGTTTATCTTTGTTGATCGGTTCCATGCCTTTTTTGAAACGACCATCTTTGCCACAAGGAGGGATGTTCAAACTCTCTCTTACTCTACGGACAACCTTACGTGTTGTACCATTCATTTTGGCGATCTCATGGTCAGATTTTACACCGAGATATTGATACAATTCTTGTTTGAAAGGTGCAACATGCCTACCACGCCCACCTAACACAAAGTTACAAAGACTGCCCCCATCTACCGACCTACCGTAGCTGGTGATCAAAACCTCTTCTACTTCATAAGCGAGATCTTCGTCATCAGTTCTAAAAACAATATCGACAATGGGTGACTCTCCATGGGTTTTTAATTTGGCAATCTTATTCTTGAGATGTTTGTTATGGGATCGTGAACCAACTAGATGATCTTCGAAACGATTACCAGACCCCTTACCTACGTAGAAAGGTGTATTTGTAATAGGGTCAGTGTAAATATAGACATAGAACCTTCCGAGTGATCCACCATTACTCATTGAAATCCTCCAGATTATCTATCTCTTTAGCTAGGACAACATCTTCAGCATCAATATACTCGTCAACGTCTTTCAACTGACGAATCTGTTCAGCTTCACGTTCAGATAATGTAATGCTGACTTTCGATCCTTTTTCTGGCAAATATAGCTGGACAGTCTGACGTTCTTCCTCATTTTTCTCAATCTGATTAATTTTGTAATCACCATCTTCACCAATTTCAGTTGGTTTTAGATTAGGTACTAGTTTATCAGTTAGGTAACGGGCTATGCTTAATTTCTGAGCCAGCGTCACCTCTCTAGGGTTCTTCACACCAAACTTCCGCAACATACCGACGTCACCTGATACGGTTGCCACCAAGAGTTCGACAGGATTTGTACCCATACTGTCACAGACACTTTTAATCGAAATCCGGCTGCTGCCACGAGGCCTCCCCGCCGGGTTTCCTCCCTCACCATCCGTCCATTTCAGATTGCCACGCGCCTTACCATTCACCTGATCCACGGCAAAATTCAGCACCTTAGGATCTCGCGCATTCTTTGTGAAATAGACTCTACCATCAGGATATTCTGGATACTTGTCTGTAGGCGGCATACGTGCTTGCCACCATTGTTCACCTTGCCAGAATACAAACTTGCTGATTACATCCTTAGCCAATCCCATTTGCTTACCTACATCCATCTCTTGCATGGTGATGTTATCAGGGAGTTCTTCTGGATAAATATGATTCTTTTGTTTACTCATTATTCGTTAATCCTTAAAAAAGAAAGCCTGCTGGACATTCTCTGGTGAACATCCGAAACAGGCTTGTAGGAGGAAATGTATGCTTGTTATATTGAATGCACAGGAGGATGTGCTTTGGAGGGAAGGGGTTGGAAATTAATTTCCAAAACATCATTAGTGGAGTCTCTCAAGCTGTTGTGCTGAAGATGCCGGAGGAAGGACATCAGCAACACTCCACCTACCACTATCGCTTCTACAGTGCGTTCCACCAAGCCTTTGCACTGGAGCATTGCCACACAAGAGAGACTCCCTGATGATGTCTTAGAAGAGAATGCCAGCAGCAGGGTGCCAGCAGCCGACTGTGTACTCACAATCCTTATCTGGCGTTATCCTGCCTAGACGCAATGCTAGGATTTATGGAGCTGATGTTTTTGTTTATTTAACGTCTGGATAAGCACTAACCACGACATCATGCTAGAGCGTCAACGAGGCATAGGCTCTCGACTCTGTAACTTTCCCATGCTGCTAATTTGTCTCCTAGATCCGTATAACCAATTAACATTAGGTCACTAGAAATTGAGCTGGAGCATCATCTTGTAAGCCCCTACACAAACAAGACAATCCGACTTAACCCATATCGGCACGGAGATACTAAATTAACACACTGATTTGAGCTGATTGCTTTGCTGTATCAATTCATCACAACCATTTATGAACACTAGGGATGATGTGTTCAGAGGCTTAGTGTGTATTCGAATTAGTTGAGCCTTTTGAATCCATGCTCAGGGATACGGCCCCAAGGGTAGAGACCAGAACGGTAGCGAATCATTCTGGTCATTGGGATCTTTTGAAGCGTTCCCCGCCTCATTGATACTATAGTAGAGATATAGTTTATGTATGTCAATAGCAATAACACTTACAATAACTACTCACTTGTATCCGTTATACACATCCTCTACGTACCGGAATGTCGTGTCCAGAGTCGCTTCAGATAACTCTGTCTCAAACTTGTCCTGATAATTCTCGGTCAGGATATACGAAGGGGCCATATCGAAGAATAAATGCCCAGCCACATTTGACAGATCAGAGTTCATATCACGAATACTTCGTAGACATGTGTTACAGAGATCCTCTTCCTCTTTCTTGGGGAAACCCTCGATCACTGATTCCTTCGTAACTGAATCTACCGTTGTAAATGTCGTAGCAGGTTTCTTTCGCTTATACCCAACGTAGTTATTACATGCTTTACAATACATAAATCATTTCTCCAATACTTTTACACGGGAATGTCTCCCTATTTATTTTGTTTAAATATCCTAGCCAGATACACAGGCTAAACACTTTGCCTAGACATCCCACACCAGATGTCTCAATCACACAGACTTACACAACACATAGGACAGTTATACTCTAGTAGGAAAGTGATGTCAATAGTAATCACAATGTATTTGTGTAATCTTACTAAGATTCATTGCTAAGATTCTTTGCTAGAGATCTTGTTAGGATGTTTAGACTAGAGTTCTAGGCTGGATGTCTTGACTAGAGATCTTGTCTAGAATTCTAATCTAGATGTTTAGCCTAGAGTCTAGTCTAGATATCTAGTTAAGATAATATATAAGTAATAAGTATTATTATATTAGTATTTATACTAGCTAAGATATCTTGTTAAGAAGTCTAGTCTAGATATCTTGTCTGTGTTCGCTAGGCTCAATCCTAGTCGTTTGGTAAAACATTGTCAATACCCTTTTCAAAGATTCTTTAAGATTATTTGTGATCATCATACCCTTGCTTTCCTGTGATCAATCGTGCTAGGATTCCTGTCACTCTTGTGTTCAGTGATCTGGTGCTAGGCACCAAAGTATTTGAACACAAGGTATTGACAATACATCCTGACAAGAGTAAATTATGAAAACACACACAGACAAACACACAAACTAACAATGCAATCAGGAGGTACAGATGGGTATGATCGAACACATGCAATACGAGCTGAAAGCAGCCAAGACATCTCTGCTGAAACTTGAGAAAGAATTATATGAGCGGGATACTATGATCAGGATTCTAAAGATGCAGAATGGTATGCTCAAGGATCGCTTAGACAGACTGCACCAAGCAATGCAGTCGAGGAGCTACCTAGAAGAGCTCCTGAGCCGTTTTACAGACGAGGAGGTTGACGTGGAGGCACGCTCAAATGGGTGACATGAAAAAGCGTGTAAAAGCTCTTGCAGACACCTTGTACGAGTTCTCTGGTCAAGACTTCACTGACCGTAGTGTTCAGAAACACTTTCAGTCACGATTGATGCTGATTCTGAGACAGATGCAATCAATGGGTGTGTACGTAACATTGCCTGAATTCTCTGGCTACGATAACTTCGGAAGACCTGTTAAGGCAGTGTTTGACGGTGTACACTTTGAGATGGAAAGTGTGTGGCCTGAGTATAAGATTCAGATGGCTTATTTTGAAGGAACACCTTTGTGATGAACTGTAACGATGAAATCCTGTCCTTGAAATGGAATCGTTGTGATAGTAAACTTGAGCCACCTGAGACTGTTGTCTGGGTATTTACGTCAGACCTTGTGATCATAAAAGGCTTGCGTAATGGCTACAGCAAGAGTTACAATGGCTACGATTACATTAATGCAGAGTCTGGTGAGAAGTTGGGCAAGGCTTTGTATTGGGCATATATTTGAATTGGAGGAAATATGAGCAGACCTAATATTGTTAATCTTGAACTTGAAGATATGGCAACATATTGCGGGAAAGATAGTAATACAGAGAAATACATTGAAACACTGGAGTCAGAGGTGGAGCGGTTACGGGCTTCCAACTTTGACAACGCAGCATGGTTCAAAGAGTCTGAACGAGAACGTGATCAGTTGGCCGCAGAAGTCGAGGCATTGACACCGTATCGGGATAATCACCACGACCTGATCCGGCATATGGCGGAACATAATGCAGAGGTAGTCGAGCAGATGCTGTCAAACATGTGCCATCAGAAAGGTATGACAATGAACCACTACAAATGCGCCGAACTGGTGCAGTGGATGCGGGGTTACGCCAACCAACTCCGCCAGCAAGCCAAGGAGCATAATTATGACAACTAAGAATACAACGGACATTATACGTGATTTCTTGTCACGTAAAGATCCACTTACAGAATTGAACAAGATTCGCAATGTGATAGACGTGTTACGTGATGATGTGGCTGTAGCGCAAGATGGTCACTTAGACATTTGTTTACATGATACGTATTCACTACTAGACACTTGCTCACACAACCTAGACGAAGTGATTGAGTTTATGACAACTATGCAAGCAGAGGTGATTGCTGATATGCAGGCTGATGATATGTCTATTAAATTTATGGAGGTGCATTGATATGATTCTTGGCCCAATTCGTAACATTGGTAATTATCGTGATCTATTTGATACAGATGTGATCGACGTTCTTGTGCGAGATAATCTACAAGAGACGTATTGGCTACGGCGTGAGGATGGTTTTGATCCAGACGCTTTTGACGAAGCCTTGCTTGAGGTGATTCGCTACTACAGCACTGAGCCAGAGTTTGAACAATTCCTACAGGAGATTGAAGATGAAGGACAATAAGAGTGGATACATCTTTTCAAGACGTTCTCTGAACAACTTGTACGGAGTACGCAGTTTATGGGTAAACTAGTTTACGGTGTCGGGGTGAATGATGCGGATTACCCAGTGAAAACACATAAGTATTTAAACAACAAAAGAGAGATGGCTTGGGAATGTCCAATATATAGCAGGTGGCGTGAAATGTTACGCAGGTGCTATTCGAAAGAGGTTGAAGAAAAATGGCCGTCTTACATAGGGTGTACTGTAAACGAAGAATGGCACATTTTCTCTAACTTTAGATTGTGGATGGTAGAGAATTACAAGAGTGGTTATTTCCTAGACAAGGACTTGAAAATTAAAAACAACACGGAGTATTCTAAAGACACTTGCTTATTTGTCCCACCGAAGGTTAATAGTTTCATTATACGAGAACTGTCAGTTGAATCTGTACCGAAAAACAAAAAAGGATTATACTACACCACATGTAGAGACCCAATCTCAGGGGAGAGATATCGTCTAGGAACTTTTACATCTAAACAAGACGCTTTCGATGCATGGTTGTGTAAAAAGAAGTTAATGGCACAAAAATTAGCAGCTACTCTTCCCGATGAAGATGCGCTAATTAAACACTATTTGATTAGCAGGTACGAAGAATGAACCCTAAATACATCACGGTTCACTGCTCCGCAACGCAGAATGATCCGAGTATCACTGTTGATCGTATTCGTCAGTGGCACTTAGATAGGGGATGGAGAGATATTGGCTACAGTTTCATAATCACAACAGACGGTGTGTTACATCAAGGCAGACCGATCACCCAACAAGGTGCTCATGTTGCTGGTCATAACAAAGACAATATTGGCATCTGTCTTGTTGGTGGTATAGACAGTACCGGAAAGTCCGTGATGAACTTTAACGAATATCAGCTAGGCAACTTGCGGATACTTCTACAAGACTTGATGTGGAAATATCGTATCACTAAGGACAATGTTAAAGGACATCGTGACTGGAGTCCTGACAAAGATGGCGATGGTATTGTGGAGAAACAGGAATGGTTGAAGGATTGCCCTTGTTTCGATGTTAAACACTGGCTAGACACACAAGAGGCTGTATTTTATAAGGAGGCTAAATGACATTTATCTGGGTAACATACGCTGTCACTAACATCGTGTGGCAATTCATTCTGAATATGCTCATCAAGAATGGATTCATTCATGGTCAGATGAAGCAGAACAATCCTGACGCATACAAGCGTGTTGTTGAACGATCTACAAATAATAGTGTCTCAATGGAGAGTGCGTTCAGGACATTAGCCACAGTGGGGATGAATGTATGGGCCTTGCCTATTGCGTTGATTGCTAGTATTCTGGTGCTGTTATTTCAGCAGGTTTAATTAGGAGGAGTTGTGAACGCACACGAGTTGAAAGCATTACAAGTACAAATTTCCAAAGCGAAGGCTGATGCGGAAATCAAAAAGGAAAATCTTAAAGTTGCTAATCAAGAGTATAACCAAATACTCGAAAAAATAAAAAACCTTGAGACACGTCTGAAGGAAGCTTCGACAGAACCTCTTGTAACAGAACATGCGTTACTGAGGTATATTGAGCGTGTATATGGAATTGACTTAGATGTTATCAAAGGCGACATCTTGACAGAAAATACCATACAGGCCATTAAGACATTGGGTAGTGGAAAATATCCAATTAGTAGTGGATTAAAAGCTGTTGTAAAAGGTGGAAACGTAGTTTCTGTAGTAGACTGATTAGGAGGGAATATGTATAAGAGTGTTATTGAAGGTAAGGGTGGGATTGTTGCTCGAATTGTTGCAGACAGTGTGAGTGAGAGTAATAAGCGCATTACTACGTTTGAGTTGGAGTATCCGCGATTCATCCATAGCGAACTTATGACCCATAGATTGTGCAGCCGTAATGCTATGAGTAGTCGCGCTGTCCCGATCAAGAAGATGGTTGAACAGGTAAGGAACAACCCAGCCACGCCTATCCATTGGGGAGCCAATCAACAAGGAATGCAAGCTGAAAACGAATGCACTACTCTGGTTAAGATTGATGAGCAATCAAGTCATGCAGCCAAGGTTGCTTGGATGGTCAGTGCCCACAAAGCTGCTGATATGGCTGAGCGATTTGCTGATGCGGGCTATCATAAGCAGATTGTCAATCGCCTACTAGAGCCATTCCAGATGATGAAAACAGTGCTGACATCCACAGAGTTTGACAACTTCTTCTGGCTGCGTTGTCACAAAGATGCACAACCTGAAATCAAGGAGCTTGCTGATTGTATGTACAAAGCAATGCAAGAATCTGCACCAGTATTGCTTTCTGCAAATGATTGGCACACACCTTATTATGAATCAGGGTATTGGACAGAGAAGTCAGAATCTCTGGATGATGTTGGTAACACTCTTGAAGTTGCCTTGAAAGTTTCAGCATCTTGTTGTGCTCAGGTTAGTTACCGTGTGTTGGATGATAGCTTGGACAAGGCGCTAGACATCTACGATAAGTTGGTTAAGTCTAAACCTGTTCATGCTTCTCCGTTCGAGCACCAAGCAACGCCTGTCAGTAATGACATTGACGGACTTTATTGGGATGATTGGAATAGTACTGAAGGCGTAACTCATCAAGACTCTTCAGGTAATCTTTGGTCAGGGAACTTCAAAGGATGGATTCAGCACAGACAACTTATTGAAGACAACGTGTGTAATAAGTATGACCCTAGCTGACATAGAGAATGACCAGCGTTTCCTGTTAGCAGCAGCTTATGCGTACAACACAGGTCAACAATGGATCAGCGACCATATATACGACCTCTCAGTGAGGTATATGCAGACAATGCGTGACAGATACCCTGACCTGTGGAATCAGTCTAGTGTCTATCCAGAAGTGTTCATTGAGGATGATGCTTGGACATACACTAGCCAACACTTCCCACAAGATGATGTGGTGAGAGGTTGGTACGAAGATTACAGAGCAAGGAATGGTTGATATAGAACATTCTGAGAACCCTGAGCAGAGATGCTTGGGGTTTTTCTTTGTCTGGAGTATTGACACAGACATCTCGTGTGCTATGATTG